AACCGTTCCAGTCCTTCCAAATCCTGTTTGACTCGCCCCACATGCTAAAGTCACCGTGTCACCTGATTGACCAATGGTGAGTGTGGATCCGCATTGTGATGATATTTGATTAACTTCTATTTTACTCATTTAAATAATTACCAATGTTCCTGTTACCGTTTGTGTACCTGTGATCGTGACAGGTCCTGCCAAGACTCCTGAATCTAGTGTTTGGTCTTCGTCTAAAGTCGAAGCATGGGTAACGACAAATCCTGTTGCTGTCATGACTGGAGAAATAGTTCTTTTTGCGGGTAATGTACAAAATACATTTTTCGTACCTGCTGAAAAATTAACTGCAGCATCACCGTTAGATGAAGAAATGATCGTGTCTCGTGATAAAGTATCAGGCGCAGCATCGGTTACAGTACCAATACCAACTTCCCACTCGCCAGCAGAATTTAATTCTATAGCGTAGTAAGTTGTATTACCTGTTCCAATTCCTGCAACGAAACCTTCATAGCCAGTTTCTGCTCCAGCTAAATCCAAAGTTCCAGTTCCAGTAGTTGTACTTGTTTCCTTAACTCTATCGTTAATTACCAAAGCCATTTCTACTCCTTAACTATTATGCGTCGCCAAGTCTAATGATTGCATTAGATGAATCAGCAGTTGGGAACTGAATAACGAAATCTCCGTTAGTTGCAGTTTTGTCTCCGCCGAAATCAAGAACTAATACCGCTTCATTAGAAGTGTCTTTATAAATCAGTGCACTATCAGCTGTTAAAGTTACAGATGAAAAAGTTAAATCTGCAAAGTCAACATAAGCAATGTTAGATGCAATTGCCACACCATTGTTAGTTAAAGTATTTCCACCTGCAGTATAGTTTGTACCAGCCGAAGAAACTTCGTTAGTCGTTGTATAAGCAGTTGTAGAAGTACTAAAACCAGAAATGTCAGTGTACAATGCAAGTCTGAAAGTTGATCCACCAGAATCAAAATCAAACACACCACCTAATAGGTCTGTTTTAAAAGAGTCAGGTACTATATTAGCCATTTATTTTTCTCCTTAGTTTATTGCGATGGGTTTACTGATTTTAAAGGAGTACGAATAACACCATCAGTATATTCGTCTCGGCGTCTACGACCTTGTTGTTCGATCGCGTACGATTGTTGAGCTTGTTGATAAGCTTGCGTATAGTATTGTAACATATCCGCAGGCCCTTTCAAGTATGCATACGTTTCTATCAGACATGCATATAAAAGTAAATCTTGATATTTATTAGATGTATAGGTTCCTTGAGTGCTTCCTGGAGACTCAGTGATTGAATCTGGCTGTTTATTATAGGCCAAAGTAATTAAATAAGTGTTATCAGGTGTTGGAGCCACAACCCAAAAATTAGCATCCCAGTTTGCATAATATTTTGGGATTCCAGAAGCTGTACCAGGATCATCATAATATTCTGCCATAAATGAAGTATCTCTTTGTTCTAAAAAAACTTGATTACCTGATGAATCGGTAAGTTGTGCATATCTAATAATTCTCAAATCAGACGGAATGGTGACATATCGGTTTCCAGTTTGAAGATTTGATGTTGCATAAAATCTGTCGTCATCCGTATCCGTATCTCTGTAAATTTTATTTTCAGCATTTTTGATAATCGTTGATAGAACAGAATCAGATAAAACATTGCTGTCTACTTCTGTGTAGTTTCTAATATCCGTTTGTAAATTTGTTAAAGTATATGCCATTATGATGATATCGTTACGGGCCCAGCGGACGCGAGTGATCCTCCAAATTTTCCACTTGCATCTGCAGTATCAGTTGAAGTGAAAGTATAATTATTAGCATCAGTTACTGTAATTGTAAATCCTGATGTATTATTGATATCATCAATACCAAATTCAAAAGACGCATCTCTAAAACAAACTGTATCACCAGTTGATCTTTGATGATTTTCTTCAAACACAGAAACAGTTGTTGAACCTACTGTCGCTGTAAATGCATTTGAATTCAATAATCTTGGTGTTGCAGGTTCTGTTCTTGCAGGCCTTGCATTTTGCAAACCTTGTGCATCACCACCTTTTGGTTTTGGTTCAAGTTGTGGATGTTTAGATTCATATTCAGATGTATGAACTAAGGATCCATTCCATTCTCTTACCATTTCAGAATAAGGAAAAGCTTGACCACTTCTATCAGATATCGCTAATGAATATTTTCCTCTTGCGAAGCTAGACATTATACACCATCTCCATAAAAGGTTTGAGGTGAAATATATAGAGAAGTTCTTTGACCGTCTTCTTGTAATGCTCTTTGTAATTCATCTTCATAAACCAGTTTTAAAGGTTGAATAAGCTCTGGTGAATATTTCATACTTAAATAATAAGCTAAACCTGCAGTCATGCATGGAATAAATCTATAAGTAATGTCTGCTGTGTTTGTATATGCACCTGCATCTTCTATTCTTGCAATATAATAAAACTTTAATTGATAATTAGATCCAGAAAAAGAAGATCCTGCTGTTTGATATAAATAAATACTTGGCGCTGTTTGTCTGTCTACGTAATATTGAGAAGGTGTTCCTTGAGATAATTTATTTGGAAGTGCAGCGTAGTCTGATCTATCTATTTTAGTTAAAGTTGTATCGACAGGCGCGGTTGGCGTTGTATTATTTCTTACATACGCTTCTAAAACATCATTAATGTCTTGTGGAAAATTAGCATTATCATTTGCATAATTATATTCATCTTGTCCTTGAACAAGTGGAATTGTTGCAGATTTTACTTTCCAAAGATGAACACCACGGTTTCCCCATTCTGAGAACAGAATGTTGAGTGAACGTCTTGCACTTTTTAAATGCTGACCTGTTCGTAGACCGCGAAGAGTTGTTCTTTCAAACGCTTCTTCAATAATGTCATCGATGTTTAAATCGAACGATGTAGTACCAGAGGTAGCCATCTAACCTCCTATCCTGCTGTTAAACCTTTACCAGAATACTTATCAGTAAATAATGTATAAGCTGCAACATTAGAAGATGTTTTTAAATAAATTCCTTTTGGAAATAAAATTCCATCTTCAGGAAAATTTAAAGTATAAACATCACCAGTTGGAACATCACTTGTAAGAAGTGTAATTCCATCACTTGAACTTAAAGTTACTAGACCAGCTCCACCACCATCAGATGCAATTGAAATTCCTCTTAATCTAACTGTTTGTGCAATAATTTGTTCTAAATAAATTACCGCTGTACTATCTGCATGAGTTGTTGCTGTAGTTCCATTTACACCTCTAACACAACCCGTTAAATCATTAGTTGAAACTGCAGTGTATTGTATGACCTCATTTTCAATTAAAATTAAACCTCCACCTGCTGGAAATCCAGTAGCAGAAGTTAAAGTGATAGTTGTATCTGTTGCAGATAAAGTTCCACCTTCATTTAAAGTTGTAGCCACAGCTGCATTAGCAGATCTTGTTGCTTGTATGTCGCCCTTACTTGCCATATTTTTTCTCCTAAATTTTTAGGAGCCCCGAAGGGCTCCATAAATTTATTAGTTAGTATTGTTAACTTTTTGTAACCACTCAACTGATAATACTGCTTCACCAGTAGTTAAAGCGTCATCAGTTTTTGCAGAAATAACAACTGCTTTATCTACTTCATATCCTGAAGCATCATCGTCAGAAACGTTTAAACAGTTTTTCATTTGAGCAAGTGATTGGTCAATTCCTGTAGGAATTGTATAGTCACCAATAGCTTTTACATCGTTGTCTGCATCGCCTGCAAAGTAGTCTAAATCTAAACTATTTGTAGTTGATCCACCAGCTTGAGATACATTTGCTCCGATTTGAATATCAAAACCAGCAGTATCAAATGCTTCGTTAACAACAAGTCTAATATCTGTAATTCTTGAAAATTTAGGAACTACGATATTGTTTGCTAAGTTCTTACCAGAAGTTGTAGAAGTTTGAGCCAACGGATATTCGTTGAATAAAGATCTTGCAACCATTGAAATTAAACCAGTTTCAATAATTCCAGCAGTGATTGTATCAGCACTACCTGCATCTAAAACGATTGAACTTACTGTTTTGAAAGTTTTAGTTGAAGTTGCTACACTTGTGTCTGTTAATGTTACATCTTCTGTTTGTGAGTTTCCAAGAACATCAGTTCCAGTTATAGTAGCGGTAACTAATTGGTCATCACCACCTGAAGTAATTGTAACTACAGAAGCCATTTCAAAACCACCGTCAGAAGTAATTCCAGGTACGTTTTGAGTTGCATCTACTAAAGTTACATTAGTTGTTGTAGCTGGGTTAGAAGCTGCAGTAGCTAATTTGTCAGCATCAGTAACCACTGTAAAGTTTTCGTGGTTAAAAGGAAAAGCCATTTTAGAAACAACATAAGAAGCATTTCTTACATTATCACCAACAACAGTTCCTGTATTAGTTTGAATCGAGCCAGTTGTAATTGGACCCGAAAAGTTTGTTTTTGCCATATTATTATCCTCCTAATTATATTAACATAGTCTTTAGGCCGTCGACTATACGCGTCTATGTTAATTTAAAATGTATAGTGTTGATAATATATAGAAGTTTTTAAAGAAGTGCAAGGTATCCCGTAGTCAAAACACACTTTTTATCCAATTTTAACTACTAGCTAGCCAGCAAACTGATGTATTTCTAAATCAGTAGAATTAGCATAGTTATATGCCTCTTCTTCTTGTGCTTTTAAGATGGATCTAATTACTTTTTTGATCTCATCTCCTAGCTGCAGCATGTCAGTTGTTATCTTACCTTCATTTTGAAGGTACATCTCGTTCCATTTAGACTCGAGTTGTATCTTCTTGGCGAAGAGTAACATCGTGCTTTGTGCCATCGTTAACCTCCTCATAGGTTATATAGAATCCAGCGCCAGTAGCAGTGCCACTAAACTTTAATGGATTCGGCTCCCATTCTATAGCATTTTTTCCTAGATAGTCAATGATTTCTTTATGCACCTGTTGCATAGTCAACATAGAACTATCGGTTTGCTTGTAGAATTTTGTCTGCAGTTCTTTGGTAAATATCTTAAATAAATAAGTCGTTCTCACACTTTCTCCTTTACCTTAAATTGATGGGCGGGTCAAGCCCGCCCATCGAATATCAGGATTACGCTCCTGGTGATCCAAAGATACCTCTAGGATCAGAGAAACCAAATGAGTATCTCTCTCTAGCTTTGTATCTTACGTTACCAGTATCGAAGTCACCTTCCATTTTAGTATTGATAGGTGATCTCACGAAATGCTTCAATCCGTTTGGTACATCAGTTTTAATGAAAAACGCATCAGTATCAGTTAGGAAGTTGTTAACCACATAACCTTGTGGAATCATTCCCATGCTGTTGATTGCGTTGATATCATTATCAGCTGTACCAACTCTGCCTTGAGATTTCATTAATCTTTCCGCAGTGAATTGTAGTTCACTTGGGATAATTAATTTTAATCCTCTAGCAGCGATCTTTAAGCCTCTTTCATCAGTGAAAGCCGCAATATCAATTAACGACTGCTCTAATGAAGTCTCGTTTAAGTCAGCAGAAGTTGCTAACTCGTTCGAGAATGTACCAGCGATTGTTGGGTGGTCAGTAGCACAAAGCTCTTTACCATCACCGCCAGCGAAGCTTGAATCGAACGCATTGTTTAACACATTCGCTGCTTTAACTTGTTTTGTGTTTGCCATAGATCTTGCAAGAGCTTTTGTGTATCTGCTTGCTAATCTATCATACAAGTTATCTTCAATAGCTTCCTCAGTGATTGAGAACGCTAATGCGATTGTGTCGTGAGTGTATCTCGAAGTGAAAGTCTCTTGAGCAGAGTCGTATGATACGCCTTGCCCTTCGCCTTTTACTTGAGCGTTACCGAAACCAGATAACATTACTTCCTCTTCGAAAGCTCTGTCTGAATTTTCTGTATCGAAAATTTCAGTATGCTGGTTTTCGTATCTTTTGTACTCCAGGCCAAATAAAGCATTTAAACCTGGCTCTAGTTCTTTAACTAGTTGTGATCTACTAATAGCCATAATTTATATCCTCCTATTATATGCCTGTAGCCAACGATCCAACAGTGTATTGGTGTAAGTTCACCTTTACAACTACTGAACAGTAAGCTGCTGTTTGATCTTCGTTGTCCACATCTTCAGCAATTCTAACCATTCTCAATTGCTTCGCTGTAGTAGCTGCACTTGAGATATCTAGAGTTACGCTTGATTTACCGTTAGATGTGTCTCCAGCCGCTGCAGTTGTAGCATAAGTTAATCCAATTTTAGATTTTCTTAATGCTAAAGTAGCACCTAGAGTCGCGTTTGTCGCAATGATGTATTCTTGAAAAGGATCATCATTAACGAATGCGGTTACGTCTTCGCTATTTGCTGGAGTAGTAGCTGCTGGGTAGTAGTTAGCGAAAGTTGGTTTTTTAGTTGTAGCGTCATTGTAGAACACTCCATTTAAAGTTCCAACCATAGCTGTTCCTGCTGCTGCAGTTACAATGTATCCACCAGTAGTTGCTGAAATATCAACTTTTACTGGTTCTCCGTTGTAAATAGCATTAGCCTCACCCGCATCGATTTCGTATTTAGACTGACCAGAGATAGCTGGAGTATTTCCAACTCTCATAGCAGCGACTAAACCGAAACCTTGTGTGTTTGAGTTTGCCATAGTTTTTTTCTCCTATAAAGGTTTTTAATTAATCGATGATCTAGAAATATCTAAAAGATTACTTCTTCGTACCACCGAAGGTTACACGAGTCTGTCTATCACTATTGATAGGCATACTTGGATGCTGTTCCTTCATGAGATCGTTATCGAGTGCTTCGTTTCTGTCTTGAGTTTGCTTTTTAAAATAAGCTTCTCTAGACTTCGCAATCTCTTCGGGTATCCTAGCCAGCAATAGGCCGCCAACCCCAATGACTCCTGCATATTTGCCTTCTTTAACAGTTGGATAATCAGTTTCAGGATATTGATCTGCTCTTACGAGTTCCCATCCCGATCTGATCTTGCCTGACATGTTTTTCGTATCGTCGAAACCCATGCTTTCAGCTCTTATCCATCTGTGTCTAAATCCGTTAGGCGCAGGTGGTGCATCTAGTGATGACGGGGGAGTCCAAGTTTGAGGACGTGTGTCCTTTGCTCTTGTCTGACTCGCACGAGAAGTTTTTATGTTTTTATCTTGTTCCATACGCTTATGCCTCCTTCGTGGTTAATTGTTTTGCGTACTCTTCGAGTGGCACACCTAATCTTTTAGCTATTGCTACTTGTGACGGTGTGAGTTTCACGGTTTTTCTGCGTCCTGTTGCGCTTGGACGTTTAGCTGAAGCTACTGTTTGAGCAGGTTTTGCTCTTTCAGTAGAATTACCCATATCTCTATCAAATTTATTTGGAAATTCAAGTCTTATTCTTTTATCAATTTCCGAATAGTATTCGTCAGATTGTGGGTCAAAACCTTCTTCCTCGACTAGTTTTTTATGGATATCAAAAGCAGTATAAGTCATGGCTGAATCATTACCAAACCAAGAGTTTTTAGCCGCCCAAGACTCTGCTTTAGCGTCTATTTTTGCTCCTTGTGGTAATTCATAACCATTATAAGTATCAACCTCTTTGTATTGTTGAGGTGTGATATTAACCTGCTTTTGGTTTTCTTGTTGTTCTTCATGAGCTTGTTTAAGCACTGAAAGTTTAGTTGCGTCTGCATTTAATCGTGCAATTTGTTCTTGTGCCGCGACTTGTGCGTCAACGTCACCCGACTCAATAGCATTTCTTAAAGATGCTCTAGCTGCTTCCATGTTTGTCGTTACTCTGTTTTCAAACTCGGATACATAAGACTGATCTAGTTTGGAATATCTTTTTTCATATTCCTCTCTCTTTTGTTTTTCAGTCTGTGCAAAAGCAATCGCTTCTTCTTTTTGCCTTTCAGCTTCTCTCATCTTACGAGTAAGTTTAGCAATTCTTTTTTGAACGCCCTCACTGTAAGCTTTTAGCTCATCTTCCTTCTCATCCTTTTTCTCTTCTGTAGCTTCTACAGGTTGTTCTTCAACCTGTTCAACTTCCACCTTCTCTTCTGCAACGGCTTCTTTCGCCTGCTCGTTGTTTTCATCTAGATTAATTTCGGCTCCTTGATCTTCGCCGACATCAATCATAGGTTCATTTTTTTCTTCTGGCATAGTGCTCTCCTATGTTAAATGTGATGCAAGACTGATTCGGGATCTTTAATTGTCCCTAACACCTCGTCATCGTTTAGTATACGCACTTCTCCACCTTCAATTGGTAATCTTGATCCAGCATATCTGGCAAAGATCACCCAATCTCCTTTTTTGCACCAAGGACCTGTTGCAAACTTTTCTTTGTCTGCATATGCTAAAGGTCCAAGTTTAATGACGTATCCACAATTAGTTGCGATACGTAATTTATCTAAAGATTCTTGTGCAATAATAATTCCACCTTTAGTTTTTTCTTTTGGTGTAAAAGGTAAAACTAAAAGTCTATAACCAGAGGGCTCTGGTAATTCATCAGCAATTGATTCCACGTTCGTTTCATCAACTCTTTTATCGTCTTCTTGTTTTGATTCTTCTGCTTTATATTTTTCTTCTAAAGCTAATTTAGTCTTCGGTACTTCCGCTGAAGTCGACTCCGATGACATTTGTGTTGTCGGGTTGTTCATCTGTTTGCTCCTTATCTTGTAGCAGGTTAGAGATATCCTGTTGCATTAGTTGTAAGGCATGTGCCTGCCCTAGTAAATACTTATACTTTTCCATATTGTCAACACTTCCGCTTAAAATAGCATCATTAAGTGACTCTATGCTTGCTTTGATTGATCTTTGTATTTTGTAAATTATATTGACTGGATCGTCCATTAGCAGTTCCATTTTCTAAGACTTTTATTGATCCTAGAATCTGGGTCGCGTGCAGTTTTTGCAGACGTTAATCTCTTCTTCATTCCCTTCATTCTAGCGCAGAAACTTTTTCTACGTTTGGCAGCCTTAGAACCTTTCTTTAGTTTAGATGGTTTAGTTGTGACAGCTGTTTTTAATTTTGAACCAGGATTTGCAGCTCTATAAGATGCAACTCCTTTTTTATTCAATCCACCTGATGCGGATTTACCTTCTTTTCTTTGCCATGCAGGTGATCTTGCCATTATGCTTTTTTACTCTTTTTTGAAAACGTTGCAACGTTTTTAGGTTTAGGGCCAGTGTTCGACGCGGCACGTTTTCGTTTTACTGCAGAAGCCTTCTGTCCAGCACTCATCCTTGTTGCCTTTGCAAGCGGGACACACTTTGGATATTTCCTTTTGCTCCCTTTGCTTCTTCCACATGGTTGATATTTGCCGTTCTTCTTCGGCGCTCCTATATCGACCCATTTCTCTTGAACCCATTTTCTCAGACCGCCTTGAGCCATGTTAGTATTTTTTTGTAGTTTTTCTTCGGTTGCTCATAACTTTACCACAACCTTTAGCTATTCCACCTTTAGCTTTTTTCTCTCTTTTCTTTCCACCAGGTGTAACTTTTCCAGAACAAACTGCAGAAGCATACATATTCGCGTAAGCTGAAGGATAAACCTTAAACTTTCTTTTAGCTGCTGCTTTTCCTTTTGGACAAAGTTTAGCCATTATTTTTTACCGCTTGCTTTTTTGAAGGCGTCTTTAGTTTTAATGTTTCTGAAAATAGCTTTTGAAGCTTTATTTCTTTTTGCAATTCCACCATCTTTCATAAAGCCCATTTTATTTCTAACTTTAGTTGGAAGTTTTGCAAGGCCAGGATTTTTCTTTTTATCTACTGGTCTTAAAGCACCGCCTTTTTTAAAAGGCATTCTTTGATTTGAATTTTGTTCCTTTAATCCTTCTTGAGGTTTTCCTGGTGTTCCTAAACGCGGTCCAGGTGCTGATTGTCTAGGATTTCTTGGTAATGCTGATGGTTTTTTTGATTGCTTAGTTTTAAGCGCTGGGCGTCTTCTACCATATTTGTCTCTCATTATTTTTTCTCCTTTTTTTTACATTCACATTCATGATTACACATACATGGAATGATGTTAAACATTTTACAAATAAACATACAAATTTTATCTTTTATTTTTTTTATCATTTTTTTTCTTCCTTGAATCAACGAGTTTTAGTTTACCATCAACTATTTTAGGTTCACTTTTTAAAAACTTTTTAACTGGCTCTGGTCCTTTTTCAGCTGCAAGTTTTGTACCGCCTGCTACTGCCGCCCCAGTCGCTACCGCTGCGCCAACTTTTTTGTTTGTTTCTTTATCTCTAGCTCTTGCTTTTTGAGCTGTTTTAATTTCTTCTTTTGCAATATCGTACTGAGGTGGTTTTTTACCTTTTTTTACATATCGCATTTTCATTTTTTGAAGTTCTACTTTTGATTTTCCAAAAGGATCTTTGTATTTAGGATCTACCTTTACATTTTTTGCTTTTTTTGCTGCGCTGACTGCTTTTCTTATTTTGTTAAACATAATTATTTTTTCCTCATAATTTCAGTTCCTTTAATTCCATATATTGCCCCGACTACCGAGACAAACAAGATCTGGAACCACATTGGCATATTTTTAAAGTATTCAAAAAATAAATCAATCTTAATTTTTATGTCAGGGTCATCTGAAAAGACAGACCAAATCAATAATATCACAGGCGCGGAAACGAGGAGCAATACGAACTCATCTTTCCAAGAATTTTGCTGATCATTCTTGATAATTTTCTCCATTTCGATTTCGCCTTTGGCCATTTTTTCGGCATGTAATCTCCTTGCATCGGCCAACAACATTTTTTCTTGTTGACGCTGTTTAAAAATGTGTGAGCCCGCTTTAAAGGCTAATTGTAAGCCTTGCAACCACATATTAGTACCAAGTAGCTGTTCTTTGCTTTTCTTTTAACATTCTTTTCTGGCCTCTTACTTTTTCTTTTTGAGATTCAGTCGGATTTGTCGCCTCAATCGTCTTACCGCCAGTTTTATATGTTACATTGACTGTTTTTTTCATCGTTTTTTCCTTTTCTTGCTCATTCCAGCTTCAGAAAGTGCAATGGCAATTGCTTGTTTTCTACTCTTCACCTTTTTTTTGGATTTTCCAATGTTGAGTTCGCCTTTTTTGAACTCTTTCATGACTTTTTTAACCTTTTTTGGTCCATTTGTCATTTGTTTTCTCATACTGCTTCTATTAATTGTCAAAATTTACCTTTGCTTGCTGAACTCCCATCTTTGCAAGTGAAACTCCAGCCCTTAATTTAGCTAAATCTTCGTTTTGCTCTAGTTTTTCTTCTGCAATGCCTTGATCCATCATGGCTTTTGCTTTGTCTAACGCTAATCTGTTCTCATCTTCTAGTTTTTTACGTTCATTTTCCATTGCACGCAAATCAACTTCTCTAGATTTTAGTTTTAGAAGTGGATCAGAGTCAAACTGTGATGTAATTTTGTTTTCTTCTTTTGCAAATTCCTCTGTCATCTCAGAAATAAGTTTTGCTTTTCTTGCTTCAATCTTTTGTGTCATCATTTGAATCTGTTGCATCATCTGAGGATTCTGCATTGCTTGTGGATTTTGTTGAATAGCTTGTAGTTGTTGTAGTTCATTCGCAAATTCTAACTGAACTTGCTCTTGTGCCATGATCGAGATGTGTTCTAAAATATTTTTTTGTATTGAACCCATAATCATAGGAGCGTTTCTCACCATATTGATTTGCATAAATTGTAAGTGCGCTTCAATGTGGGCTCTGTGATCTTGTCCAGGAAACGCTTGAAACGGTTTCATTCCAAGAGCTGCAATATGTTCCAAACTTGGATCTTGTGGCATCGGTTGTTGAGGCGGAGGTAAAATAGCATTGATGTCTTTTACTCCTAACGCATCATACATCGATCGGTAAGCTTGATATAAGTTATGAATTTGTGGATTGGTTTGAGCCAACTGAAGTTGTGCTTGCGCCATAGATATTCTTTGTGTTTGAGAAAAAATATTTGGATCTGCAATAGGTAAAATATCAATTCGATCATCAAAGTCTGTTGCTTTGATTTGTCTTTGACCTCCTACCACGTCATATGGATATTCTTTAGGTAAATAAGTTGCAAAGACATTTGCAAGAAGTTTAAATTCTTGTTTTAGTCCAACATACAATCTTTTGTGAATTGCACTCATGACCCGCGATCCACGCTCCAAGAGTGCTACGGTTGTTCCAACCGCCGCGCCTTGATTTCCATCACCCACTTGCATATCAGCGATGGCCGCGAATCTTTGACCCGAAGATACGACCACACCTAATAAATTTAAGAGTACCGCGGATGGTTCTTTGAATGGCAATGCCATAAAGTTATCTCTGATGTTACCTCCTGGTGCATCCACATCTCTGAACTCACCAGGCTGTAATGGTTGTGCATCGTCTCTAACTCGTAAACCTCTGGTTTTAAAACCAGCAGGTAAATTTGATAGTGTTCCAGCATCTAAGAGTTGTCTTAGTGCGGATGTTGCGGTTCTTGTTAATCCACCAATCATGTGAATTAAACCAAAACCATAAAACCCAAGTCCAGGTAAAAATTTGAAATGTACAAAGTAATTAATTTTATTTCTTCGTGTATCGTTTTCTTTGTAGTTTCTTCTAATTGATAAAACTTTTCTAGAATCTTTTTCTACGGTGACTACATAAGGAAGTTTAATTCCTGTAGGTTCTCCTGAAGCATCCATGTCTTCAAAACCTTCTAAATCTAAATTCACATGACACTCTAACAAAGTATACATGTCGTCTTGCTTCGTTTGTTTAATACCTTCTAGTTCTTGTTCCTTTTTATCAATCTCATCACTATCCATTGCAGGTTGTGCAAGATCAACATCTTTGTAAAAACCACCCACTTGTTGTTTTCTTAATTCGTTTGCAGAAATTTTAATCTCATGAATGACCGCTTCAGCATCATCTAAGCTGGTCGCAGAATAAGGTACTACCAAATCATCGGCAGGTATAAATTTTGAAACCGCACGATCTAAAAGTTCATCGTAATAAACTTTTTTAAATGTTGATCCTGACAGGGGAAGGTAGAATAACATTTGATCGAACTCAGCTTCATATTCTTTCATCTGGTCCATGATTTGGTAATTCATAAAATCTTTTACTCGCTTAGATTGATCTTCTTTTGCGATATCTGTTTTTCCTAAAATCTGTGTTCTGACAGGTCCTTCCGCAGGTAATAATTCTTTGTAAGCTTGTGCTTGAAATTGAGTGACCGCTTCTGCTAGGACAGGGTGGTTTACACCTGATGCACCTCTAAAAGGTTCTGTTCGTCTTTCGTATTTAAAACCTAAAAGATCTAAACCGTTCTTGTAAGCATCTTCCCAATCTTTTCTTGAAGATCGGTAATCTAAATAATCTGATGTAAGTTGTGATCCAATGGGATCTAAAATGTCGTCATCTAATGCTTCTGCGAGATTTGCAAAGTGGCCCATCTCAGGCATGTCTGTTGCTGTTGGGTCGAATGAAATTTCAGCACCACCATCTTCTGTAGTGATAACTTCTATGTCATCTGCTCCTGTTTGTTCTTCTTCAGTAATCACCTCTTCAGGTTTAAGTGATTGATCTTCAGGAATAACAACTTCGTTGGGTAATGATTTATCTATTTCTGCCATCGCGACATCCTATCTTGTTTGGAATAAAGTTTCAAGGCCTTGTGGGTTTGGTCCTCTTTCTGGTGGTGGGCCTGATGCAACACCGCCTTCTGCAAATCTTCGTTCATATTGAAGACCGAATCGTGGGCCTTGTCCTTCTGTATAACCAAGACCAAAAGTCGTATTAGGAGTTGCTGTTGTACCAAATTCAACTCCAATCTGTTTGTCTCCACTTCTTAGCTGATTAAGCATAATATCGCCTCTATTTGTAAATGCTCCTAGTCCGTAACTTACACGATCTTGTGGTGATCCAAGGTAAGTTTCTATGTCCATATTTTCATTGCTGTAAATAGGAAGTACTTCTCCTGTTCCACCTAAAAATGGAGTACGTCTAATAATTTCTTTGAGTGCTTCTTTAGGATCACTAGTTTGATACACGGGAGGAGCACCTGCAATACCGCCGCCTGATTTTAATTCTCTTGTTCTAACTTTATCAATTGGAGCTTTGCCTTCCATTGCAATTTTTTTCACGTCAGAAATACTATCTATAATTTCAAACTCAAAATCTTTTGAATAATCATCTGGTCCGTATGCTCTGTATACTTGTTGTCCTTCTTCATATTCAGGTGGTTTATAAACAGACTTTCCAGTTTTTTCATCAACAATGTAATCTGCTTTTTCAATTTTAGCAAAAGCTGGATTTTCTGTGTCCGTTCTAAACTCCACATTAATTTCATTAGGAGATTCATAAACTCTTACTCCTTTGTATTCCTTTGCTACTGCATTTGGAATACTTGAATCAATTTCTTTTCCTTTTCTCATAACCACTGAAATTAAATCAGGAAGAATAGATTGAGCCTCTGTCATTTTTTCTACTGACTCAATTCCTTTTTTAACAGCTGAAACTTTTTTAGGTGCACTACCTAATTGCCCAATAACAGGAAGTGAGGCAATGCCTCCCATTAATTTCATAAATTTTCTACGACTAATCGCCATAATCTTCGTACTCGTCTAATGATGCGAGTCCTCCTTGTTTAAATGTCCCTACATCTCCTGGATACATTTGATCTTTAACATATTTTTCTATCATAGGTCTATTCTTTTCGTCATAATAAAAACGATAAGGCAGTGTTGCTTGTTCTGATTTTATTTCAGGAGCAAATAATTCAACTGCTGATGCTCCTAACTGTTCACCTGCTTGTTGGTAAGTTTGAGGTTTAAGCTGATCAGGTAAAGGTAAAAGTGGGCTTGTGTAC